CCTTCACTTGTCCAGTAGGAGCAACAATCCAATAACCTTGCTGCTTGGGATGATTAAGCATTGTATCAACAGCAGCAGGCACACCGCCTCCTAAAATTCTTTCAACCTGAGGAATCTTGTTTGTAATATCATTCCAGAATTGATCGTTAGATCGTCGACCATCTTTAACATCAATTTTTCTATTAGTGTAACCCTGATGATGAAGAACATGGCCGGGTCTTTTACCAGTCCTATAACACATCAGAGCAATTAATGTAACAAAAGAATTCCACTGAGCATCAGAAGCAACTTCACCTACTCCATCAATGTCGATACAAGTACCCATTCCATAAGTATTACCGTAAGAACCCGTATCGTCATTACCGCCAGGCTTTGCCCAATTAGATGGGGTAAGCTGTCCGTTTCTTCCAAGATTAACTTTACCAACATTCCCGTTTCCAGCATGGCCTTGTCTTACTTTAAAGCCGCCCACACCAACTGTACTGGATCGACCCACCAAGAACTGATAGTGTTTCTCTTCAAGAACCCACCAATTATCCCCAGATGTTCGAGCACTAGCTGTATGATGCGGCATGATGAATTGAGGATCAAATACCCCATCGTAACCATAATACGGTGAAGTTATAGATTCTACTGGAATTCCCAGAGCTACTAAATCTCCAACGTAATTAATCTCTGTTAGCTTCACCGTGTCTCCACTCAGAGTGATCTAGCTCTTCCTGAGTTAAATTCACATCAAGATCAAACGGAGCATCAATAGGCTTGCCCATTGCTTGATCTTGACTATGATCTTCTAGATCACTCGGAATCTTTGCTTTCAGTTGCTCCGCCGTTCTCCCTCTTTTCTTCATGAAAACCTTTCAACCAATTATATACTCTGTCTCGAATATAGAAGGTGATACCCATTGAAACGCCACCGACACAAATTGATATTACCTCATGTGAATCCATCGTCCGCTGTCAGCCAATAGAGTGCCAATGTAATAATTAAGAAAGCGATAAGAAATCCACCAACCCTAAATTGAGTTTCCCATCGAGGAGTAGAATCTCCTATTAATTCAGTGGCACTCGTCGCCCATACTCCCACAGCTAAGAGAGCACCCGCATCACCTATCTCCTTATACCAAAATCCAATGAATAAAGAACAAGCTGCTAATAAGGAAGCTAAACTAATTATGATTGCAAAAGCATCTTCGGGTCCTGCAATGCGATACAAGACTATATTAGCTAACAAAGCTATAAATATTCCAACACGAATAAAAGAAATCATACTCCGAATAACCCCATAACCATAAGTTGATTACGGAATCTAAGCTCAGAATGACTACAATTCAAAGCAGCACCCGAATTCTGGAATGTCCAGAGGGTAACTAAATCACCAGCTAGCAGTAACATAATAGTTTCAACTGAACAGCCTGTTGCATCACTAGGGGCAAGCTCAGTCTGTTCAGCACCTGCTATAATATTACTGCCAATAACTCTAATAGAAGCCCTCATAACTCTACGAGAGGCTGTATTTGCAAAGAAAACTCTTCCCCGTAAGAGATACACACCTGTATGTACAATAGTTATAGCATTAGCAGTAGCTACCATTGCACCATCAGACTCAATATTTTGACTTAAAGTAACTTGAGTCTCAACATTATGAGGAATACTTTGAGAAGAGGCACCTGAAATCAATTGACAATATGGTGCAGCAAATAATGATGGACCCGGAGCACCAGTATCCCCTTTTGGACCCTGTGCTCCCGTGCCTCTAGGTAAAGGAGTTGCAATAATTCGATTATAACGACCATCACCATTTATAGTAAGAGCTGAACCACCAACAATAGTTCTAACTGCTACTGTTTGATCGGCTGGAACATCAATTATAGAACTAATAACAACACTATCTTGATTAGCACCAACTGAACTTCCTCTAGATGCATGATAGAATACATAAGCAGCGCCGTTCAACGAATACTGAAATTGTAACTCAGTATAACCACCAGAAACAGACGCCACTATTTGAGCCCAAATATGTAATCTCCAAGGAAAAGTTTCAGCAGCAAATGTAAGTGGCCCATGAACTACTGATCCACCAGTTAAAGCCCCAGAAGCTCCAGGAGCTTGAATTTGTATATTCTGTAAATTAACACCAGGCGGAGCATCAGCGCCAGGTGGACCTTCTGGACCTTCAATATTAGAAACTAAAGTCCATACACCACCTGTCTTGAAATAAACATCACCTGTATCATTATCCAGGTAATAATCACCTTCCTCGCCTAAGCTAACATCAGGAGCACCTGATCCATTAAGCCATTCAATTACATCACCAGGCGGACCTTCTGGACCTTCTGGACCAACTGTACCCCCACCAATTTGACCAGTAATTACACTAACATATAATTGGTCAAGCCAACGAAGCAAAGCAGGGCTAACAACTGGGTCCTTAGGTACAGGAGTTAAACCAAGAGCTACCATTTAGTCTTACTCTTCGCTGTATAAATAACATTGAATGACTGAATCTTTGGAACCTGATTTAACTCTGTATCAGTTCCAGGCGAATACTTTAATTCAAAATTCTTATCAAGGAATCTTTCTCGAATCGGGAATCTAGAATACCCTACAGGGCGCAGAATTCTTAGGGCATTGTTCAAAACCATCTGGCCCGTCGAAATGTTCCTATAAGAAATGCCACACCAATGACCTCGCTTGAAGGCCCAGGGCATTTCAAAATCATAGTTCTTAGTAACAAATCGGCACTCGTATGGTGTTCCGTTATCTAAATAATCTAGATAAGTAGCTATGTAATTTGTAGGAACAAAATTGGGGTCCATCAAGTGCCAAGGGAACCAATAAACTCCTAAATCCTCAGCAGAAACAGCGGAGAAATTAAGATAGATGCCCATAACAGGATGGACACCATCTTTCTCCTGGAAACCCGCTTGCGGTTCTATGAAGCTAATTGATCTGACTCTAGGGAAAGAAACGCCCGGCTCAGTATCTATCTCCGACCAAGCCGAGCTAACAAGATTCAGTACATATGTTTTAGGCTGAACTTGCCAATTTCCATATTGACGTTCTGTATCCTGATAAATTAGGTCACCCTCAAATTCCGCTGTCCACAATCTTACATAGAGTAGATTGCCATATGCATAAATTTGGGGCTGTGAATACGGATTATGTAGTTCTAGATTGGTTCCATTTGGACCTTCCGGCCAGTTACCATAGACCCAATCATAAGCTAAGAAAGCTAAGTCTAAAGGTGTAGAAAGTTTTGTTAGACCATTTCCGTCTGTAACAAATACTCCCTCACGCCCTACCATATATACAAGATCATTATGAACATAAGCTGTATTTACATGCAGCTTATCAAAGAGAACATTCAGGGTCCATTGATCTGGAGTTCCATCCGCATACAGAACAAGAACTGATCTAGTAGTCAAAATCAGCATCAAGTTCCTGTAGGGAACTAGCTGTAATGGATAACCTAAATCATCAGGAATTAACAGAGGAGAATCAGTATCTTCCTGAAAATATGTAGAATAGTCGTCGAAGATGACTGGTACTGAAAACCGAACATTTCGGCTAGGCCAAGGGCGAAGAGGGGAGAATGAATCTATTGTACCCCAAACATCAACGTCCCACTGTCCTTTATCCCAAACTCCTGAAACAGAAGGATCAGGAAAATCTGTACTCTGCTCTAGAGCAAAATGTCGACCCTTGTGGTAAACAGCCCAAGGTTTAACCAAATGGTCAGAGACATTAGTTAAATCTTCCTGAGCAATCTCTACGTTTTGTGCGTCGAATACTCTAAAGAGCTTATTAGCATGTACCCCGGCTGTACCCTTACAATATAAAGCATTCGATGATAGGTAAAAATCGTCGACCTGTATTTCTGAACCTTCGTATTGGTAGGCACGCAAAAAATTCGGCGGCGAGGTAATGGAGTAATAGAGTTTCCCATTTATCAGGCAATGAATAAAGGTGGAAGGAGCGCCATCTGCTCTTGAAGTAGGTAAAGCATATAATGATGGATCATATGGGTTATGAGGGGGAAGCCAAGTTATATTATATGTACCATCAGGTAAGGCAGGAGGCAATGGTTGAATATGAACATCAGGTACAATTTGACGATATTGTAAACCTGGTCTAGGATATAGCTCCCCAACCTCATTAACAATGAAATTACGACATACAGTTAACTCAGCATCATCAATGTTATCAGGGGATGCAAGATTTAACCCTCTCCAAGCATCCACCTGAAACACTTGCTGAGTTTCCATTTAGAGAGCAATCACGATCGCAATAATGGCAAGAACAAGAGCAGCAACAGCTATTAGAGCCGGCCAAGTTACGTTACCCATTTTATCCCCCTAAGTATCGTAATCGTCAATGCATCCTATAATTGGATAGTGAGGATCAGCCTCATGGCGAATTTCATAGTGAGACATAGCGCCAGCTACTGTAAATTGTCCTGCATAATATTGAGCATTGTTTAATTCTTCCTGCATTTCCATAGCTCTCTGTTTTGCATAAATCAAAATATCATTATGCACAGAGATTGGAAGTTCAGGAACATCAACATCTTCAATCATAATAGCTGGACGACGAGAATAAATGATATTGAAGTTCTTTCCGGTATAAGCCATCGGATAGAACTTCAACTTGCGATTTAATATGTAATAGAACTTCGGATCAGTATTAGAACTACCACTGCTGGGATCAGTAGCTCCAAGCTGAGGTAATCTTTCAAACTCGATCTTTTCGGGGAACATTCCATTTTCAAACTGAACCTGACGAAGATATACAATGTCATCAGGCAAATCATACTCAGTTTTAGTTGTGTCAGTAGCATATGTCTGAAAACCTTCTGGAAAAGAAGTTAGCCTAGCTATCTGCAATTGCCCTTCATTAAGCCAAGCTACAATATCTGGCTTCGTGATATGAGCCTCAGACAAATCTCCCACATCACTTTGAACTCTTTCAACCATTTCTAAGAGGTTCATGATTCCTCTTTAACTGTGTGTGGACCTGTTGTTCGGGTTGTGATTTTGCGGCCCGTTTCAGCGTCAGTAAAACTATAAGTATCTTTCGTAGATCCCACCACACCAGCAACAAGCTCAGTAGCAGAACCTCTAAGATTTGACCACTGGTCTTGTTCCGCTTTCTTAGCTTTCGCGTTTGCCTTATCAAGTGCAGCGTTAAGATCATACCCTTGATGCGAGTCAATCGCTTCAAGATGAGAAATAACAGCATTATCAAGAGTCCAAACTGCCAAGACAATTCGATCCCTACCTGTCATATCTGTCTCGACAATTTGAAATGGAGCATCCAAAAGATCAGGCACAGCGTCAGGATCAAGAAATTGAACTCGAAGATTAGGCCATCTTCGTTGAATTTCCTGCACCACTCCTAGAACATCTTTTTCAACCAAAGCACCATGTATAACTACAAATTGCTCTGGATTCAATGCAGGATCATACAAATCTTTTGGCATTGAGCCCCTGTAGGGATTTGAACCCTACCAAATACTAACTCTTGATTGAGGCGACAAGCAAGGCAGTTAGACTGATTTAGTATTCTGCAACCAGCGGGGCAAAAGTGGGAGATAAGAATGCGGGCAAGCTTTCTTATCTCCCACGAATTACTGCTAGCTCTCTTCCTTCACGTCATTGATAACACCGTGAGCGTTTCGCTGCGAAGTTCCGATGTTCCAGAACTGACGCATCAAATATTCCCACTTATCGTAACCAATGACATACTTAAGAGTATTGCCATCTTCATCAGCGAAGTGCCAAGACTCTTCCTTGTATTCCTTAACCTTAGACTCGTCAACAAACCACATCCTATTAGGTGGCGCATCCGGGTCTTCAACAACCGGAACAGTAGTTCCATAAGAGAAAGGAAGTCCACTAAAACCACCGTGGAATTCCTGAGTGTTATGGAACTGCCGATCTGCGGAAAGTAACTTGAAGTATGCTCGCCGCACTCCGAGAGAAGTAAGGATTAGAGAAACCTTACCTCCATTACGACGCACAGTATCGCACATCGTAATCATCTTAAGCTCTGTCAAATCCTCGGGCGTACCAGGAACAGCACCGTTTCGGATATTTCCCTGCCAAATTGGAACTGTAGCAGGATCAAGTCCGTACAGTGGAGCGTTACCGACGATAGCTAAGTAGCCATAAGGCTCCTTGCCTCGCACAGTTGTTCCAGGCGCCAAGTTACGAGGACGAGCTAAAACATGAGTGTCTAAGACACCAGTTGCATCATCAACTGTAACTGTACCGCCAGGCAATCCTGTCTGTGAGTGAGTAACACCCACAACAGTCATCACCTTATAAGTATTACCGGGAGGACCAGCATCAGTACCACCAGTGTTTGTCTGGTTGTAATCATCTGCTGGATCGTGGGCAGTTAACTTCATTCCCGGCTGCAAATACTGAGTATTATTAACCGTGATAACTGCACCCGCAGGAGCACCAACAACAGTGGCAATAATACCCAGGCCATTGCCATAAGCAATTCTGTTGCCGTCCTTGACAACAGATTCCTTAGCAATATCCATTTCCTGATCGAATGCCGAAGCAAACGACTGGGGATTACCCTTTGCTAAGCGAATTGCTTGCCCGGTAAAGTGACCACGGATATAGCCATAGAAGAGTGCAACATGCACTTCCTCATAACTAGCCTGTCCAGGGTCTTGCAGAGCCTCATTCTCATCCCGGTAACCAATACCGGAGTTTCGTCCGGTAACAATTGGGAAGTCGACATACTTACCGCCGACTCTGCTAGTCACACCCTCAGAAGAACTTTCGATCCTCTTAAGTGCAACCTTCTCTGTATTATACTGCATCTCAATCCGAGGTTCGTAAACCTCCTTCATAAGAGCAGTAATGGTGGCTGTAGTAGCGACCATTCCTTTCTTCCTCCAGCTTAATCCTCTTGTGATTGTTGAAGCGCCTGAGCAACAAGTTCTCGGACTTGCTTACTCGATAGCGTATTAAAATCAGCAGGTTGGGCTGGCGGAAGTCCGCTCCCCGAAAGAGTAGGTCCAGGTAATTGCTTCCTAGGCCCTAAACTTTCAGCAATCGAATTTCTCAAATTCTGAAAATTCTGAACCGCCTCGTCCGGATCTACTCCGGCTGCGATTTGGCTCAGAACATAACTCTGGTCAAATTGACCATATTGCTTTTCAAGCAGAGCTAATTCTTCCTGCAACCTAGCTTCTTCTCGTTGCTGGGCTGCACTAGAATCTTCCTGAGTAAATCTCTGATTTATTTGATTCAGTAATCTCTCAATCCCAGCCATTTTTTGGTCATAAGTTTGGAACCTCTGACCAAACTGGCTTCCCCAATGAGACAATACCGCTTGCAGAGGGTTTACCACATCTGGATCAAGCTCGTCAAATGCTCCAGTATATTGAGGCTGTTGAAATTGTGGCTGCTGTTGTGGAGGCTGCCTAACAGATTGAGGCTGTTGCTCACTTACAACCTGATCTAAAATCCCTCTAAATCTAGCAGGATCAGCCATCAATTCATTATAGAGAAAAGTCGCTTTTTCGAGAATTTCTGGCTCGCCATAAGACTGATAAGTAGCAAGCTCATCCTGATACTGTCTAAAACGTCTCTGTGCCCCAGCATCCCAAGGCTGCAAATATTGGCTAACAATTGCCCTATGCTCTTCTGGAACATGCTGTAAAAAGTTCTGAGCATGTTCTGATAGTTCTAACTGTGGTTCAGCTACTTCTGTTTGCTGACCCAATAATTCAGACATTGAAGTTTGCTGGGCGGGATCATGTATTTCTGATCCCTCGGGTGCAGTAGTTCCATCTGACGCAGCTATAGCCGCTGCAATTGTATCCAGATGTGATTTATCGTCAGAAATAGCACCCTGTCCTTGATCGTCTATGGGCATTCAGTTACCTTTTCCTTTGACTCAACATTCTTTTAGCAGCGTTAGAGTAATTGCTCTTCTTTTTAGCGCCGCCTCTTTGATGTTGTTTCTTAGGCACCGGCTTACTCCCGTGCTCTTCTGTCCATCGTCTAGCTATTTCTGGATGCTTTGCCCACAGAAATCTTCGCTGAGACTCACTACGAAATGGCACATAAACCTCCTTAAGCAGAGGTTCTTGCATTACTCTTCAAATGGAGAAACAACAGCAAGACCACGCCCTTGCCATTGCCAATATTCTGTAGAAATAGCCTCATCAGGATCATAAGCAGGAATATTCCACGTATTCCCCTCATTTCCTGCCCCATAATTTGGAGGCATTGATCCCCATGTACCGGCAGGTTCATGTTCGGTTCTATCTTCTGTCCAAGTTGTAGCAGCCATTTATAAAACTCCTGCTGGTAGGAAATCAATGGCGATTTCTTGACCTAACCCTACAGGGGCCAAGTCGCCGGAAGAATATTGCAATAAGATTCCGTACTCTGGATCAAATTCGATCACACCATTTACAGTAAAATAAGCGACACCGTTAGGGTGAGAAATACGTACCAAACCACCAGACCCAAGAGAATTAATGAAAGGCGAATGATCCACCGAACGGGTATCAATTTTATGGACCTGAATTGATTTGAACTGGTTAGTAGGTGCTCCCCAATCATCAGAAACCGGAACAGAATCTAAGGCAATTTGTCCAGGCCCTGTTACTGTATCAACAGTTGTATAGAAGAAAACTGGAGAAGGAGGATTTTGTGGATCAGATACAACTGGGGCAGTTTCTGAGAATTGAGCAGAGAGTCCAGTTTCATAAGCTACTGGATCATCAGGTCCAGAAATGTATTCAATTGCAGTATCATTACCTACAAAAGCCTTACCAGTATCAAAGCTTATATCAAAAACTTGCCATACAAGAATACCAGTAGGCACTTGTATAGACAAATAAGCAGGAAGTTTACTTTGCCAAAATTCAAATTCTGCTAACTGATCTGTAGAACCAAGGTCCAATGTAGCAAAAGAAAGATATCCGTTTTGAGCAGGATTAGTAGGCCAAATCTTTGACCCCATTTCATCAATAAGATGACAAGACCCTGGGTCCGCAACAGGAAATTCTGCTGCCTTATAATCCATTAAAAGGCCCACAAGGGGTGGAGATTGAGGCAGCTTATCTATCAAACCTATTTGAAGAGACGGGATAGAATCTCTATCTGGATCATAGGATGGAACGTTCCAAGAATTGGCAGAACAACCCGCTCCACAATTAGGAGGCGCTCCAAAAAGTCCCGTCCCCGTTTCTGTCCAATCCGTAACAGGCATTAGGCCGGAGCTTCCTCTTCCTCTTCCTCTTCTGCTGCTTCGGGCTGCTCAAACTTATCCACATTAAAATTGCCAGGGATGGCACTTGTAGCCGGATCAAAGTCAGCTGGAAGTTCAAAAACAGTTTCTTCTACTGGTTCATCTGAGGCGGCTGTTTCAAATTCTCCGGGGACGAGTTCGACAGATTCCTGAACTTCCTCTCCCGTTCCTTCTTCCGTACCTTCTTCTGTCTCTTCGCCTTCTGGAACCTCTTCGGTTTCTGTGGTTTCTGATTCACTGCCAAAAATGCTCACTTTATCCTCCTGCTGATGCTATTGCTTGTTGTTCTTGTGAAACTTGACCAGCCATTGATGATGCATCTTCCATAGATTGTGGTGGCGGTGGAGCAACTCCACGAATAACTCCCATCAATCTCGGGTCCCACATATCAAGCTGAATTCCAGCCTGTAAAGCCTCCGCTTGATAATGCATCAAGGTATGAATTATTGCAAGCTCTCTAACGATCGGATGCAACATTCGAGAACTAGATGACTTTAACCAACGCTCATGTTCTGCAATATGAGCTAAATTATTGTCATATACATTAATAGGCAAAGCATAAGCTTGAATTGCATTCTTAAACAGCATATCAGGGGACAACATTTCTGCCCCAGGCTGTTGCTGTAGTTCTTCCATTCTAGCCTGAGCTTCTTCCTCCGGTGGAGGTTGAACCTTAGCTAACATTAAGTTTTCACGTTCAGCATGACGTTGGTCAACTAATAATTCTTCCCAAAGCCTATCTGTAGCTGCAAGATTCATCATTTGCATTCCCTTATCGGGAGGAATGAATCCTTGCGCCATCAAATCCATAATTTGAGCTTGCATGGCAGCAATACTACGAGGCTGTCCAGAACCTCGAATGACTCTAAAGTCTGTATTACCACGCAAATCAGATTTTGAGAACTCCGCTGCTTCAAGAATACCATTAGTGCCAACAACTTTAACAAGACGTTCTTCGTCCCAAAATTCGTTGGCATGACTTAAAATATGCCGACCAACCTTCTCTACAGCCCCTTCGATAGTCTCGATCGTAAACGAAAGGATCGAATCATCCTGCTCTTGCAGGAAGGAAATAGCCGTAGCTGCTTCAACTCTGCCAGGAGCTTCACCACGAGAAATTTCGTGCTGAGAAATCATATCTGACATATCCAGCACATCTCTATCTAGTTCTTGTAGAACATAGTTCGGAAGAGGCTGAATAGGAAGTGGAGCAGGAGGCACGAACCCCGGAGTATAGAAGATTACTTGCCCCGGAGCCGAAGTTATTTTTGCGGCATCTATTGAACCCTTGGGAGCCACAAGCATAGGCTTCGCCATACGGTTCTTTGCTTCAATAATCTGACCACGTGATCTATTAAATTCCTTTTGTGGCGGAACTAAGTCTACGATAACTGATTGACCGTAGAATCGTCCGGTCTGCATATGGTCGATTTTTGAGAAGCAATATTCTCCATGCTGGTATTCAGGGCCGTCTGTAGAATAGTCTCGCAGATAGATGATTTCTTTGTCCGTAAGAACCATTCGTGAACCAGAGGGGAAATCTGTATTCCCCTTAATATAAAGCTCATAGACCAACACGCCTCTGCGTGTAGTCATTTTTCCCTGTAGACCCTGCGCCCTGAATAATCTTTGCTCCCAATCTGGAGAAGCTGATTGTGTTTGTTCGTCTTCCTTAATTTGTGTACCGAATACACCGTTTAGCCAGGTGGCTGATCGGATATTACCCTGAGCAATCCATTCTTGTTCTTCGAGAACTTCCAAGGATAAGTCCGGTACAAAAACGTGGAAGGGTGACAGTACATCGAGTTTGATTTTACCGGGTTTTCCGTCTTTATCAACCGCATATGGATCATACCAGTCTTTGATGAAACTTGTTCCGCAGACACAAGCCCACCAAACAGCCCGCTTTACATTAAAATCGCCTACTAAATCATGCCACTTAGCTTGATAAATTTGGTCAGCGGCCGAAGATGCAGCCATATCTTCTGACTCGGTTGTTTCGGGGATAACATATCCCTGTGGTCTGTTTTTAGTAAGACGACTAACTTCTTTACGAATGAGAGGGCGGATGCGATTACGAATAGGACGAGAGCGCCAACTAGGAGCCGGTGGAACAACCATACGATAAAACGATCCGGTTGTTTGCCAACTAATCCATTGGTTTCCGAAATAGAAAGCAAGGTTAGTGTACCACTCCCTCTCAAATGCTGCCCTATTAGTTCTAGCCGCACTAAGTTGACCGAGATACTTCCCATGTAAATGTGCCCGCATTGCGGCAGTTATTGACACAGTTCCATTTCGAGCACCTGTAGTTAAGCTTTGACCTAAGCTAGCTAAAGGACTCTCAGATGGAGTCTGTACCATTTGGGAAGTATCGGTCATAATTAGACGCTCTCAGCCGCTTTGGATAGAGCTTCTGTTCTATTTAACTCATCAAAATTTGTACGAGCTAAGTGAGCAATCCCCCACATTAAGCTCTGCTCTAAGTTTGTGAAGGCAAGAGAAAGTTCGCGAGAATTTTCATCCTTACAAACATTATCGAACGTCAAAAGAACTTCGTGGTAAGCGCCACGAAGAATCTCCATCTTTCCCTGAGTTTTAGAATCAGGAGGATGATTAATTAAGTCTCTCTCGATCTTAGCCTTTAACTCTTCAAGATTCATCTATTTCTTCACTTTCCCCTGTATCAGCATTCATACCGAACAGGATTGCATCTGGAGGCAAACCATCTTGCATTTCATTCGGATTCCAACCCATTTCAACAGCCCAATCTTTTTCATCCGACATTCCTGGACCAAATAAGCTATCCGAGACCAAGTTTGATTGATCCGTCTGATCGTAAGGCTTCGTCGTCTGTTCCATCACGCTCAGAGTGTACGGGTCCTGACTCTGAACTCGATTCAGTAGACGATCTATCATTCTCTGCTGAATTTCTATCAGAGTCTGATGAGTCTGTAAACTTAGCCTTGATTGCATCCAGACTAGGCCGGATAGAACCAATGTACTCAGAAAGATCGTCAGACAAAGTAATGCCAACTGAGCCCAAGACATTAAATATCTGCTCCCAACGTGTAAGAGCTTCTAGCAGATATGCATTCTGCTCACGAAGAATCTCGCTATCTTGTGAAGGATACTCCATTCCTAAATCACGAGCCCACTCTTCAACCTGAGTGTTTCCGATAAATAAAGGTCTGCCAGAGTATAATTCTACTCTAGCATCCACATATTTTGTATCAACCGACCGGCCCGAAATTCCACAGTAGTCAGTCCATAAGACTGTTCCTTTATTATGCCAAAGTTGTGGTGCCACTATTAATCCTCAAATCATCGAGGCCATGAAAAACTCTTTGTTCTTCGATAAGAATTATTCCTCGGGTGATTTGTTCCCTACGTCTAAAACCTAAATTGAACCATAGATCACCAGCTACTTGAATAGCCTGTATTTGTTTGTAGGCGAAGCAGGTGTAAACGGCCTTGTGACCTAAATCTCTAGTTGCAACATACACTGGCATAGACAGATTGTCAAATACCTCTGAGAATCTAACTACGATATCACTATCAGTCATCTTCAAAGCGAAATGAAATCTATCAGTCTTTTTTCTTTTAGCTATATAAAAAGAACCTTCCCCTTCTGCTATGCCCGCTGCCCAAGCTAAATCCATTGTTGGTTCTCTTGGAATATAAATTCTATCGAAAGGCCATTCCATATTAAAATTCGTCTCCTAAAGACATATCACTTATCTTATCGTTCTTAGGTATTCCAGGGACGGGTGCTAACCTAGTATCCCATGTACCGACCGAATAATCAAGCCTAAACCCTTCCGAGTCGTACTGATCGTCTGGCTCGGGATACCAAACGCCATCATCCCTTTCAGGTCTGCTTAATACTCCATATCTTAGAGCGTCACTTAAATGATCGTCCTTCTTAAGTATCTCTTCCTTTCTATTCCTTTCAGCCCGCATTTTCTTCAAGTGCCAAGCAGCATACTGTAGCTTTCTCATTTCCCACAGTAAGAATGGACACTTGCTTTCAGAGATAAACAACTTAGGACGCTTGTAATATTCCCCATCAATTTTAGACCCACGGAGCAGAGAAATTACTCTGTTAATCCCAGTCTTTACATCATTATTCGCAGGGATAATTGGTATGCCATTCCTAACATACTCAATCTGGATACTCTCGCCAGAAATAGGACTCTTCTGTTCTATAGCTGGATCACCTACTACATACAGCGGCCCTAAACCATGCGTAGAACGTTGTTGTATAACAGCTAGAGCGTTCTCCGCAACTACCCTCTCAGACTCATAATATTCATCATAGACAAATAAATCACCGTCTTTATTAACCTGCATCCATAACCAAGCTGTAGGATTCGTAAAACCATGATCCATAGACTCGAACTGCAAAAACGATCCTACAGGCTCAATCTCCGGTAAGACGTGTATAGCTCTCAGATGGGGAGCATAAACCAATCCAGTCTTGCTGATGAATCTTCCATGCTCTCTAATCTGCCGCTCTTCCTTTGACAGACCCCCTAAGTAATCTTCTGCGGACTCTTCAATGATATGAGGATTGTCAAGCATATCGACTTCAATGACCATAATACTGTCATCTAGCGCAGCCCGACTGTATAAATCATCATAAACCCAAGTCATCCCATCAACAGGTGTCATAGTAATCCACCAAGAACCACCCTGGTCTACAAGACGGGCTAAGCATTCTGTCCAGATTTCCTTGGGGGGCTCTTCATCAAACCATATAGCTGTACGAGAAGTTCCGGCGAATTGCTGTAACTGTTGCTCATAAGTCATAAATTCAATGAATGACTTGTTGCTCAGAGTTAGGAGACGTTTTCGACTAGAGTAGCTATCTTCCCACGACCCGTTCTTGAGTAGACTTGGAGGAATCCACCGCCGGATTTCTGGGAGAACAATTTGCTCCAAACCTTCGATGAGGTCGGTTGTAACGACTCTAAGTTGATTGGGGGGCTCAGGAACCTTTCGATAGGGATGCTCACCTTTAGCCCACCATACTGTCTCACAACCTCCGCCCACTGTTTTGCCAGAGCGGTTTCCACCAATGAATAACTTCTTCTTTCTTGTGTCACGGTGAAATCGCTCCTGCTTTGGGTGAGGTCTATAAGCCGCAATACTAGGTGCCTGCTTCGCTGATTTCAATAGCTCCGCTAGTTGATTGGCGAAGGTATTCATCCAGTTTCTCTCCAATCTGAGCTAGAACCGCAGGAGCTACAAATTCCGCCAATATCTCGAATATGGCTGCCACCGCATTGCTGATATCTATTTGAACCTGAATTCGCTCTGGCTCTAAGTTTATTCCCCGAGCCTGTGCAAATAACTTCATAGCTGCCACGTCACCGTTAGCAACTTGTTGCTCTAGAGCTTGGTACCATTTGTAATCAGCACTCTTAAATAGCTCTGTAGCTCTAACTTTTAAGAACTCTTGAAACGCCGGCGTCCTTCGCCAAGTGTTCCATTTGAACATACTAATACGCTCGTAACCTTCGGACTCTAACACGTCGTTTGCGGTATCGAGCTTGGCTCTATCACTACGATGGTCCATCGGATTAAGCATCACATTAATCGCGACGAGTTGCTCAACCGTCATAGCTTCCCGCACGGACTTAACGCTCGCGCTTCGTGGTAATCCTCGCTCATGACATTTCTGAATAAAGTCATGGCTCGTAAATAACTCTTCGACTTGCTTTCTAGTTCTATACGAGCTTAATTCCAGGAATCGCTCAACTGTAGGCATTGTGCCTGTTTCCCAAAAAATCTGCTCACAAATTGATATGGCTTTATGTATTTCTCGTAGACGCATTTTAGCTGGGTTAAATTCTGGTTCATCGTCGGGGTTTAATTTAGTTCCTACAGGGGCCGTATAGATCGGATTGAGAGAGTCCTTGGTTATAGCTTGTTGCTGTGGGAGCGAGGGTAGTAGTTGCATACTGAACTTGTTTAGCAGACGTAGATGTTCTCAGTCAAGTGCTGAATTGATTTTTCGGAAAAAATTGCATGAAAATTAGGGAACCTCTTAAAATCGGTTCAGTCGCAAAAGGGCTTGTAACCGGATCAATGTTAAGCAAGCCTAATATTATTTGTTCGGCTCGCCTAATAAACATCTTTCGGCAGGCTTAACATCTAACGCGCTAACTCTTTTAAATAGCTACGCTTCTATGATAGATACAATTAGGGTGTGGTGCTATAGTCCGTATAGTGGTAAAGCTATATACATAATACTTAGTGGAACCTTATAGGTTCCCTAAGTAGCAAATGTTAGGTTGTGAGGTTCTGTGGACAAACCCATTTAACCCACTACTGGCGCACCCCCTCCAAACATCTGTTCGGTGGATAACGCCCAAACCTAACAACCTAACCTAACATTCCTATATTAGTTTACATTTGCCCATATAACTCAAAATCGCCCCATGTTGCTATAAATCCACTTGCCAAAGCACGCTAAGAAAATTTCTTTTTGGAGAAGTTGTTTTTCGTACTTTTGGCTGATAGGATGCGGGATGCATCCCGCACATAGGGATTAGCGAGTGCCGCTGGCCTAGCATGGTAAATGCACTCTTCGCTCTTTGACAAAAGAATAGAACGGTAAAGCCAAAAAGTGACTTTTTGGTAAGGATAGACTATTGTCCTAATCTCAGAATAATAGTTAATCCCGCAGAATGCGTTAGACAGTAATGTCTTTTGCAGCATAGCGTCTATCAAAGTAACTCTACGTTGTAGCTTTATGCTCCGATTGTGAAAGATAGTCAAAGCTTAGTAGGTTGAACTGTTCCTAGTTAGTAATTGGTATTAGACACTTACCCTCTTTCCCCAAACAGAAAGAGAGTAACAAATGAAAATCGTGAGACTTTCTCAATTGCCTATTTGTGATATCTGCGAAGAGAAAACCGCAGAATACGATGGTCCTACTCTTTTGGGCCGTCATGGCTATATGTGCAAAGTGTGTTATATCATGGACGGTATTGCGAATTCTTCCATTACCGTCAAGCTAGAACTAGAGTAATCAGGCTGTAGGGTAAGTGTCTAATTCCAATTACTAACTAATCTGAGAGTGTCTATTTGGGCGTTCTCTAGTCTGTCTAGTGCAATGAGGGTATAGTAAAAATCGGTCGCCGATTACTATAAAAGACTGTACCCTGATTGCACTAGATAGGCAGGCACCTATTTAGTGTGTATCCATCCATCCAACAAACGGAAAAGAGACACACAAAATGCCTAAGAATGAGAATGCAC